TTATTGTAATGGCGTACAATCTTAACCCTAACAGAACCCGTGTCAATTTGGATAGTGTCAATGTCCGTGGTCGTAAACGTATCATGGAAATAAATTGAATCCCTAACAACAAATGTATCAATCCTAACTTTCACCTTGCATAAATCAGGTTGTTTCTTACACGCCTTTTCGATGTGATATTGTGCAGAACAACCACTTAATAATATCAATATGGCAATTATCTTGGTGGTTTTTGTGAATAAATCACATTTTACCACATTAGCAACTTTTACACTTGCCATGTACGTTTTAAGTTTAGCAACCTTATTTGCCTTTGGGGCATAGGTTTTTTTTACATTAGATTCCATCCAGTATAATTAGTTGGGTATGAGGTTGGGTATTGACCTGCATTTTGGTTAGCGGTATATTCAGGGAATAATTGTGGGTAATAGCTTAGATAATCCACCAATCTTCTGCGGTAAGTATCTGCCATTGCCCGTGTACGTTCCACCAATGTACTAATTTCACCTGCATCGGGTAATTGAGTACCTTCAGGGGTGTTCCTTACAATCCCTGCATTGCTTACCTCGTATCCATGAAATAATAACAAATCCGCCATTGAATAATGGATAAGCATCGGTTGTACATAATCGGATACCAATGTAAGGTAATTGCCTGTTAATACGTTATTCTTTACATCGGTCAAGATTTTACGATACAATAACGTACCCAATAATTGTTGAACCTCAATATCCTGTGCCACCTTAATGAATGGCGTTATCTTATCAATATCAAAATTACCACTTAACTGGGTGTACTTAAATAAGTCATCCTTTGTGATAAGTAATACATCATCGTTTGCGTACATGGTTTATTTGTTTTTTAATGAGCCTCTATTAGGTAAATCGTTTGTTTTTACGGATGCTATATCCCAAGATGGTGGGTCAAATGGTACACCTGCCCTATCTGCACTCTGTGAAGATACTCGGTCATAATTATCCACTATATCCCTCATGTTCTGTTCTTTTTCTTCACTTGTCAATGGTATGATTTTACCATTTATCTTTTTTCTTCGGTATGTCAATCTGAACCATTGGTGTTTACAATACACCCCACCCTTATATTTCCAAATTGAGTAACTTGATTTTCCCGATGGTGCAAATTGTCCATTAATACCAGCATCACCCATTACATCAATATCTTCCCTGCGATAGGTTACACCAAGCTTGGCATTGGCAACCATATCTTTACAAAATATGCGGCTATTCTCTTGAACACGGAATGGTGCGTATCGGTATCTAATTAAATAAATACCCTTATCATCCTTGCTTTTCTCATCAGGGTTGGCAAATCGTTTAAAAAATTCGTGCCGTGATAGGTGTTGTTCGTTATCGGGATCATCCACAGGGGATTCATCAATTAACTCCCACACCGATTCATCGATAACTTGACCTTTGTCTTTTAAATACTCAATCCATTCTTGTTCGGCTTCCTGTGTGAATTCAGGTCTATCGGCACTCAATTTAGCATTATTAGAGGCACTTTCGGGATAGTCGGTATATGATTCTGCCAATTGTACAGAACCCTCCCAATAATTGTAACATATTGCAGCCGCTTGGTCTTGTTCTTTACCCTCGCCAACTACCACTCCAATACAACGGGAAATAAAATCATCTTCCGATTCCCCTGCATTGGGTTTTACAAAATCATACTTTTTTTTTTGGGAACTAAATCCCATTTCTTGTTCCTTAACTTCCTCGGTAACTTCCTTGCCCGATAGGTCGGTAAATTCCAAAGGTTGCAACGTTTTAAAGTACATTTCCAACGATATTCCATTGGCGTTTAATACTTTCTCTACACCCTCAATAATTAATCGTTGAAATGGTCTTATAACGATGTTATCGAATAGTATAGATGCACTACGCAACTCATCGGCATTATTCCCTAATCCTGTATTGTCTTTAATCCCCAACAACATTGGTGATACAATGCGGTGGGCTAACATTATCTTTTGGGTGGATTCCCTTGATAAGAATTCGTACTGATTATGAGCATCGGATAATTGTACTGGTGTTATTTCGGTTGCCGTTTCCTTGGAATCGTTAAATGATATAATTGCTCTACCTGCATTGGAAGAACCACTCCATTTGGCGTTAATTTGCCCCTCTATTGCATTTCTAACCTCTTCGGGTGGTTGACCATTATTAAAGTTAATTAACATCGATGGTGCTAAACCATTTTTGATGTTGTTAATATGGTAGTTGCTAATTTCACATTCTAAATCTGCCCATTGTGTACCACCCTGATAATCTACGGGTGCAAAGTAGTACGATCCTGTTGAATATGGTTTAACCACCAATATACATTCATTCTCATTCTCATCAAATCCAAATGATGCAAATCGTTTAGGTTGCTGACCTCTTTTTAATTTACTCCAATCGGCACAGAAATACCATCCCTCAATTTCACCTTTATCGTTGCATCGTTCAGGGCGTAGGGTTTGAATAGGCCAATGAGATACCTTAACATAGGATTTCTTGTCCTTGGATTTAACACAATGAAAAGCATATTGCCCCAACATCTTCAAATCCAATGTAACGGCACGGATGCAATCAGGCTTAATAAGCTTTTTAAACTCTATGTAACCTTTTAAGTTCCTATCGGATTTTACAACCTCCAAACCTAATCCATACACCAAATCTGCAATACCTTTAATTGCGGCATTGTTGGTTGGTGAACCAAGATACAAATCAATTAAATACTGATAATAATCGTTATCCTCTCCGTATTCAACCCAATGTTTATTCTTATGCTCTACAATCGCAGGTGCGGTGTAGGATGCAAATTGCATAAACGAAAAATTCTGTTTTATAGTGTTATCCATTGTGGACTAATGTTTGATGTGGTATCCCAATTTTTAAATGTCTTATTGATGTTGGTAGATTCATTCGACCATGTGGCAAGGTATTCCCATAATAGGGTATCACCATTAAATACACGAATTAAGCACACATCTAAATCCTGTGCAACATCTGCAATATCGGTTAACGATGGTAATGCTACACTAATTTTAGTGCCTGTTTCAACAGGTGTTGCATTAGCCTCAACCATAGTTTTGGTATTCTTATGCCATACCTGAACGTTTACAACTCCACCACCCTCACTTGTAATAATCTTACTACCATTTTGTTGTAAGATATAAAATCCATCCTGTTGCAATAAATACGATGTTGCACCCCCTTGTGTTACATTCTCAAACGAAACAAAGGGATAGAATGAAATATTGGCCGTGGATAGATTTATAACCATCTATTTAATAAACGCAAAATTAAATTATCGTTCCATTATAAAGAAAAACCCCCACCATTGGTGAGGGTCTAACCATTCAAATATGAAAACCTTAATTGAGATTAAGCGGGTACGGTGATAACTGTCAATACCTCTGAATAGGTTTCAGCATCTACGGGTGTAGGGGCTGCCTTTTCACTACCTACAAAGGTAAGGGTATTTAATCGGGCATCACCCATCTGTGTTCCCCAAGATAAAGAACCACCAGTTGAATCACATCCCTCATCTTCACCCAATAACCAAAACTGATCGTTTCGATCCCATAGAATAATTCTCCAACGACCTTGGTTTAAAGTTTGGATGGTGTCCATATCTAAATCACCAGCATTGGGAGTTACTCCACTTGGTTTAAAAGATAGGGTAAAGGTTTGTGTGTACATAGTGTTTCCGTTATCACGAGAAACGGTTGGGGCAACTTCCAAGGTTGATAAACCTTTTAGTTCCCAAAACCAACCTGTAACATTTACAGGGGTAGGACTGGCACCATTGTTGATTGATGTTACCAATCCACTTGCATCTTTGGTTACTACGTTACTAAAAACATAGGGTACGAAAAATGCACCACGAATACCACCCACGAATTGTTTACATGGTTCGTATCTATTAGCTAATGTATTACAAGACATTTCTATTTTTATTTATTTGTGTTTAAAAAAAAGGGGAGGGGCTTGTGTTTCCCTCCCCCATTATTCAATCTCTATTTCCTAATTAATTAAGAAATATTTAATACAACTTGTTGAGTTGGGTTAGTAGCAATCAAACCACCTGTGAAACGCATGATGATACGCACGTTCTGTGAACCATCAATATCGCTCATGTCGATAAATTTCACTTCGTTATAATCACTCAATAAACCTGTACCAAAGTGTAGGTCTGATTTTAATCCCAATACGCAATCGGAATCGTTAAGGCCTGGGCACATAGTAACAGGAATACCTTGGAAATTCATTGGTTTCTCACCAACATAGAATTGGAAATTGTAGTTACCAGCAGACAATGCGGCTTGGTATGCTTTCATGGTGGTAGGCCCTACATAGAACTGATATCCCTCTTTACCATACAAAGCGGATGGAGATGCATCCAACATTGCCTGTAAACGGGCAACTACGTTAGAACCAGTTGTAACACCAGTTGCAGTTACTGTGATAGCGGAGTTATCCAATAGGTAACCAACCATTCCCTCATCAGCAGTACCATTATAGAATAGGCTTGTTTTCCAAATACCTAATTCAACGGCTTGTGCAACCTCGGCTGCGGTTTGTGCCAATGCGAATTCTTCAAAAGTTGCAGGTAATTTCTCAAATGCAGAGAATCCAGCCTGTGCAGCTTCCCAAGTAGTACGCAATTGGTTCTTACATAATTGTAAGTTAACCTGCTTTTCAACGGTGGTTAAAACGTATTCACCCAAAGTTACTGATGAAGAATCGGTAAAATCACAAGTTGCATCAGCAATTACGATGCTATTTTGATAGTTACGGATAACCTCTTTGTAAGCCACATTAGGGTGTACGGTGATTAATTCTTTTGCAAGGGTATCACCCGACAAAAGGGCAGCCGCAATGTACTTATTTGCGAACAAACCTGCATAGGTGTTCGGGTTAATAGTTGGGCCGCTAAATGCAAATTTATTTCTCATTTTTATTTAGTGTGTTTTTAATGTTTAAAATAATGAATCAAATACTCTGTCCTTAATAGACACTTCACGCTTTGCACCAATCTTGAATTTCAATTCAGTTTTGGTTTCGGCTTCGGGGCTGAATGATGCATGGGGTGCAGGTGTTTCCGCTAATTGCTTTTTTAATTCGTCATTTTCAGCAGATAACTTGATGTTTTCAGATTTCAACGATTCGTTTGATAATTCAATTGCAGACAAACGGGCATCGATTTTAGAGAAATAAGATTCCTCCATTTCGGTTTTAGATTTAACAACTTTTTTTGGCATTGAATCTTTACCCATCATTCCTGTTTCTTCTTTTTCGATCATGTCTTTGGCTTCAACTTCCTCAACTACCTCTTCGGTAACTTCTTCTTCTTTTTCAGTTGACACCTCAACAATTACCCCCTTTTCATCGGTTTCGATTTTCATTCCGTCTTCAAGGATGTATTCACCCATTGGTACTGGGATATTACCTTCCTCGGTTACAATGAATACAGGTTCACCAATTGCGAAATTTTCGCTATCTAAAACCACTTCGCCATCCATTGTTTTCTTTTGAGCCATTTCAACCTCTATGGTTGCTTCGGCTTTACCTAAACCAAGTACATCAAGTACACGATTCAAGGTATCTTTTGCGTTGCTCATACTATTAATACGATTAATTTATTGATTGTTGTATTTTCTGTGAATAATTGTAATTACTTAAATTGCTAATCTTGACATGGTTTTGGCAGTATTTTTATAATCTTCAATAACAGATCTATATGATTTTAATTCACTTTCAAAATTTGGGTTAATTTCTGTTCCTAATTCTTTTGCCGCTGCTTTCATTTTTTTTATTACATCTTCAAATTGGTTGATAAACTTTTCAGCATTGACAATGTCATTTTGCATTTCCCCTTTGTACCTGTACAATTTTCTCGTTGCATTATAGGCTTGTGTTTTAATCGCATTTAAATCATCGATTAAAGCCATTTCAACTTTTACGCCACTTGTGGCATCCATAAACTTATGGAATGATGTTTTATTTTCCATTGATATAATCTTTTAAAATATTTACTATTTCGTTTAATTTCACCTCATCCTCATCCACCTTGCTCATTTGTGCTGGAATTGATTTATCGGCAAAGAATCCCTCAATTGAAAATCCCTTAACCTTGCCTGTTTTTACAAAATCATTCCACAACTCATCGTTCACAATTTTCATTGCAACAAACCATGTTCCCACAGGTTCATTGAATCCGTATGCAACAGATTTATCATTGACCTCATCCACCTTTAACCACGTTTCAACCACAATTGCACCATCAACACCAAATTGATGCTCTACGGTGGTTTTGGCTTGGTTGCCACGCATCATATATAATTGTGATGCCTTTTCAATTGTAGCCTTGGAAAAGTAAACATAGAATTCCTCCTGTTTACCATTTAATTCCTGATTACGATAGATAGGTTTATTGGGAATCAATGCAGGGCCTAACAACACACGTTTTTCCGAATCCATTGTTTTGAACTCAAATTTTTGTTTGTTTAGGGCAATAAAATTGGATTCAATCGCAGGTGCTTCCACGATGGAAATTGCCTCAATGCCTGTGGCTAATTGTTGCTCATCCAATACTAATTCAACGATTCTCATTTTTTAT